AATCGTATTAAAGATGTCTTTGAAAAAGAGGACACGCAAGAACGACAAGGTTTTTTAGAGGCGAGAGAAAACTTTGATAATCAACAGACGACAGCTTTCGAACTTGCAAGGCAAGTTGTTGAAAGGTCATATCCAATGGAAGATGTTGCCACACTACGAAAGTTTAAGAAAAAGTATGGCGACCCCTGTGATGTAGTTGCAAAAGATAAATGCTTTTATTTTGCTCATCAGGAAGATGTTGATGACGAGGGCGAACCAAAACAAACAAAATCACATTTTGATTTTAGTTTATATGGCAATCTCAATGGTAGCGAGTATGGTCATGGTGATGATGAAACCGACCATTTTGCTCACGCATATTACCGAGAGGAACTAAAAGAGGGTGGTTGCAATCCAGATATTATCGCACAACAATCTGGTAAAGATAGCAACCCACACAAAACTAAACATGTAGACGCATGTAATAAGTTTTTGGGTAAGGGTCGTTATGGTTCTAATGAAATAGGTATGACACAAAAGTTTAACAAACAATTTGAACTTGATGTTATTGGGACTAGTCATTGCAGATCAAGAGCAATCGCTTGTACTAAAGCTGAGTACCAACAATTTGAACAATGGCGAATGGCAAAAGCCAATGTTGTTTCCAAACACCAAACTTGGATTGATAGTATCAGCAAACAAACCGAACAATTAAAGATCGGTTTAAAAGCATACAGATATCTAAGCGAGGGAATTGAGTTGGCAAAAGAACTTGGAATAGAATTAGACGAGGCAGAATTAGTTAGAACTAACTCTACTGGTTTAACAATCTACAACCCAAGCAACTTAGCAAACTTAATTAAAGGTATGAAAAATAAAACGCAGACTAGAGAGCAAAAGATTGCGTTGAGAAAACAATACGAAAAAAGTCAGTTAAACTAAGACTTGACAGGGTATCCTATTTATTATAGGATACCCATAACAGAAAGGACGAAATGTTTTATATAACTTACTACGCAAAGAAACACGAAAAGTTTATCACTAGAAAAGGTCAGTATGATAAACCTGACGGAACAAAAGGAAAATCTTTTGTATCTAAAAATGGTGTACCATGTTTAGTGTACTGGGATTTAGATAACAATGGTTGGCGAATGGCTGTCGGAGAGGCTAAGGTGCGAACATGAGTTCGCACGTCTGGTGCCATGGTCCGAGTTGCCATACCTACACTACAACAGATAGGGTACGAGGCTCTAAAGGTTCTAAGGTTTTAAGAACTAGAAAAGTAAAGCAACACACAGACCAAGCGTGGTACACCCCTGACAACTTCTATAATTATTTTTGTAGCAATGGTTGTTACAATGACTTTGCAAATAAATATGTACAGCAAATCATTAGGATTGCACCAAGGACCGAGCCACTCGAAACAAAGATCAAGGACCCTAAAAAAGAAAAAGTTACAACTAGTTATGGTTATACTTATTACAACCACACAATAAATAAGCTTGACACAAATAACGATGTAGGATAATCTGGGACCATGGAAACAGTAACAGAAATAGCTAAACTAAAAATCATCGACGATGTAAAACTAGAACCAACGCTTAAAGAGGCACAAGCCTATGTTGGTGGCTACGTTGAAGGTATATCATTTCCTAACGGGGATTATCTTATCGTCAATGAAGAAGGTAAGTTAATGGGTTTACCATTAAACGAGCAAGCGTCTAAGTTATGGAAGGATACGTTCGATAACGATAACTACATAACAGGTAGAGATGACTTCGTTGTAGGTAACGCCATACTAATAAAAAAAGACGCGCAGAAAATTTGGGCGTCCTAAACTAAAAACCCTCGGGCCCCTGCGGGGCCCGAGGGGTCCCTAAACAGATCTCAACTACAGGTTGCATCGCCCCCCACCCCCTAAAATTGCAAAAAGGGGTCCCACTGCTTTTGTATTTATGCTTTGATTTAGACAGACAACCCTGCTAAAAACATTTTGGTACCATGGACTTGAATAAGGTAAATATAGAA